TGGTAAATCCTCATTCATGAAAGCGCTTAGCATCATTTCTGGAGACTATGGCACAACATCGTCCATAGAAGCATTGCTTGACCATCGACAAGATGGCGAAGGCGCAACACCTATGATTGCAGCATTGGTAGGCAAACGATTCGCCATGGCCTCAGAGATGCCAGAAGGCAGGAAACTCAATGAGTCTCGTGTCAAAGACATTACTGGAGGCGATGCTATCACTGCGCGCACACTCTATGGAAAACCTTTCGTCTTTAATCCGTCGCACACACTCTGGATTACTGGCAATCACAAACCTCGCATTACTGGTCTTGATGTTGGTATCTGGCGAAGACTGCGCATCCTGCCATTCACTGCAACGATCCCTGAAGCACAACGACGCGATCCTCGCGACCTAGAGGAAATGTTTTATCAGGAATCAGAAGCAATCCTGCAATGGATGGTCTTTGGCGCATATCTGTGGTATCAGAACACTCTTGGTACCTGCACTGCTGTCGAGAAGGCAACGACAGAATATCGCGGAGAGGAAGACATCGTTGCCAGATTCCTCCAGCAACGATGCGTCATGTCTCCAATCGCTATCGCCAGTAAATCTATGCTCTATGACGCATGGAAAGAATGGGCAGAAGACGAAGGCGAGCGTGGTGCATCATTCAAATCACAGCGATGGCTTGTGCAACAACTACTCACACGATACGGAGAGTCTGGCGCAGTCTCGCACAATCGCTCAAACGTGTTTGGTGTCGGTATGATTGATGAGTTTCGCAATGCACCAGTAGAATCTACGCCAAATCGCGCACAAATTCGTCGAGGCGAAGCATAATTTGATGCATTAAGTCATTAACTACATTATGTTTTTGGGAGTTTTTACTATATTCTATTCATGTACATACTTCTCAGAAAGTATACCTATTTAATGTCTTAATGCACAGAATACTGGAGTGAGGAATGTCGAAGCGAGAGAAAGGCGATCTGTTTATGAGTGATGAAGCCGTCATTAGTCCAAGCAAAAAAAAGACTGCACCATTGCTGTGTCTTTGTTGCATGCGTGCCATGAATACTGCGACACCATATCCTCAACTATGTACACTGTGTCGCAAGGATGCTGAGGAATCGGTCTCAATCGTTTCTGCTGAAGTAGATGAATTGGAAACTGCATGGCGCAATGGACTGCGCGCATCTCAGGTTGAGACGCAAGAGCGCTTCGTTGCCATGATGCAAAGCGCTTCGTTTGCCTATGGGCCAGCAACAGCACTAAAGCGACGCGAAGCCATTGACCGCTTCAATGTGAGACTGGATGGAAGCATACTCAAGGGAGGCGAATTTGCAATGCTAGCATCCAAATGGAGACAATGGAAAACACGAAGCAGTGATCGGGATTTGATTCAGATTATGCTGGCGTTTGCTGGCGAAGGCATACAGAAATGAGCAAGGGATATGTGCCAAGGTTTCGCCAGAAACTCGACGACAATCACAAGGCAATCGTCGCTGCCTTCACATACTGTGGCGCACTGGTCGCTGATTTAAGCAATGCTGGAGGCGGAGTGCCAGATTTGCTGATTGGTTTTCGAGGCATGCTATTCTGTGTAGAGATTAAATCGCCAAAAGGCGCATTGAGTCTCAAGCAAAAAGAATTCTTTGCGCAATGGTCTGAATATCCAGCAATAGTGATACGCACTGTTGACGAGGCCATGGATGTGATGAAGGTTTTAAACAATGCGTATGATTTATCGGAAATTGATTGGCAGATACTGGTACCGAATCGACGTCGCTCCAAGCGGAAGATGGATGTTAGTGAGAGAGAAGAGCGACGACGAACATGATGAGATTGTGACACGAGGAAGCATGCGCAATCCCACACTGGCACTGATCATAGATGACATCGTCGAGGAATTACTGGCAATAAGCGAGGAAATACAAGACCATGATTGAGTTTATCGCAGGATGTTTGCTTGGCTTTGTTGGCGCAACGATAGCCATTGCTGTTGGAATGGTACTGAGAGAAAGACAATTAAAACAGTAGTATTTATACTCTGCTACGTTTTTCTCTTGGCATTCTTGGCTATGGCTTCATACTTTGCTCTTGAATGGTCTTGGTTTTAGAAAGGAAAGCAATGGAAACTATAATCCTCTTTTGGTACCTGCTGTGCAATGGCAGTGATTGTCGTGTGGCACCATTCTCTGTTTCTCGAGAAGCATTGGCTGTGATTTCCTGCGAGTCTGGCGATGGTCACAACTATGGCACATACTCCACACTAGCCAGATCAGAAACCAGTGATGGAGGCTTATTCCAATTCAACGACAAGACGTATCTCTGGCTGATGGGCAGTGACCATGCGCAGCGAGACACCTATGAGAATCAATACACTGCCTTTCGCAGACTGTGGAATTCTGGTCATGGATGGAAGCATTGGAAGGCATCACAAAAATGCTGGTCGCAATGGATGTCTATTGATGAAGAAGGAAAGGCAGTGTGGAATGAGTAAAAGAATAGATGATGTAATTCAAGATCTGGCATACTGGCAATTAAAACTTATGCTGGTTAACGAAGAAATTGACAAGCATCCTGAGCGACAGAATGTATTGATTACTCCAAAACAGACTCCAAATGATTGGCGCAATGAAATCAAAGATAAAATATCAGATTTGACTGAAGAATATGCAATATTGCTTGGAGTAAGAAAATGAGCAGTGATGACGAATTTATTGAAATCAAACTCAAAGGCAAACATGCACACGCATTTCTGATGATGTTGCTGAAGGAAAAACGCAATGAGACAACATATAACCAATCACAGGAAGGAAAGTTTGACATGAGTAATAGTACGATGCAGGTCTTAGAATTCTGGCGATGGAAGCGAATGGAGATTGACGCAGAGATTGCAAAGCATCCAGACAAAGAGGATTTGCGTGTCTGGCGCAGTCAAATCACTGTGAAGATTGAACAACTACAGCGAGATTTGTTGAAAGAGGAAGCAGAGAAACGCAGATGATTTTGAATGACAAAGAAATCACACGTCTCGCTGCCAAAGGAATGATTGCGCCATTTGCTGAGTATGCCAGCAGGCCAAACACGATTTCCTATGGTGTCACATCGTTTGGCTATGACATGCGTTTGGCTGACGAATGGTGTTGGTACACAAACGACACCATCGATCCTAAGAACACTGATGGCTTCGATGTCATGGCAGTTGACACAGTCAAGGCAAATGAGATGATTCTACCTGCTATGGATTTTGTATTGTGCCGATCAGTAGAGACATTTAACATCCCAGAAAACATTGTAGGCATCGTCATTGGAAAATCTACGTATGCGCGATGTGGTTTGATAGTCAACTGCACACCAATGGAGGCTGGATGGAAAGGCGAATTGACTATTGAATTGCATAATGCATCGCTGAATCCAATCAAGATTTATGCAAACGAAGGGATTGCGCAGGTAATGTTCTTTCGCGGAGATCGACCAGCAATTACCTATGCTGACAAACGAGGCAAATACCAGAATCAGACTGGTGTCACATTGCCTCGTGTGCAAGAATAATCTTGACGACAATGCGATAATGAAGAGAGAAAGGAATGCACATGACAAACACGCAGCCAGCAATTCCAAATCCAGTTGAATTGAACATTCCGGGAGGCACATACACTGCCACACAAACTTTTGTGCAGGTAGACAAAGCAGGCCAATGGTTTGCGACATCGATGGGCAGTCATTTGATTCCCAGCAAGAAATTTGCGATTCATCTGTGGTATCGCAAATCTCTGAATACGCCATGGGAATTGATTCAGTACTACGAGGATGCGCATGGCAACATCTTAGTAATCGGAAACGAATTGTATTTCGTCGTCAATCGAATCAATGGCACAACATTCATGAACAAAGTTTCTCGATGGCAAGGTGTTCGCTCATGACGTATGCATATGCGCTCTTGCAATGGAAAACAGTAGATGAATTTAAAGCGCATCTTGCCAAGCATAATCCTGATGTCGCACCATGGGCAAAAGGGATTGTTCTGCATCACACATGGAAACCAACACCAATCCAATGGAATGGAAAGCGCACTATGGATGCAATGTCTGCGCGATACCAATCTATGGGATGGCGTGGAGGCCCACATCTGTTTATTGCTGTCGGATCGCCTAAGCAGGAAAATGATGGCATCTGGCAAATGTGTCCATTGAATGTTGCTGGCATACACTGCAGTGATTACAAAGGCAATGCATCGATGTGGGGAATCGAAGTAGTAGGCGATTACGATATGCATCCATGGTCTGACGATTTACACACCATGGTTAGAGCGACGACATTGGCACTGATGGAATGGCGAAGCATTGCTGTGACTGCATCCACACTCAAAGGACATCGAGAATATCCTGCTGCGCGAAAAACATGTCCCGGTAGTGCAATCAACATGGATGTCATTCGCACAGAATTTCAAGCATATCAAGGATAGACAATGAGTGAGACAGTTGAGACAAAACTTGCGCGGATAGAGACAAAGCAGGACATGATTTTGCAAAGACTTGAATCTGGGGATGCAAATTTCAAAGAATTTGAGAAGCGCATTGCGCGTCTTGAACAGCAGGTTTATTTGGTCATCATTGTTGGTAGTGGTGCATGGATGGTATTTCTTGCTTGGCTAAAAATGGGAGGACTGTAATGAAGAAATGGTACAAATCAAAGACGGTTTGGATTAATGTGCTTACTCTGATAGCCATGATTCTTGCTACAGTTTCAGCATGGCCTGAATTCAACGATCTTACTCCACAGATTGCCTATGCACTGGCTATCGTCAATGTCATGCTTCGCTTTATCTCAGCGGAGAAAATTGGATGACTGTCGCAAAACGCAGAGAAGTAGAATACAATCTGGCAAATCGTCCATTATGGGCAGTGCCATTTCTTCGCGCATATGCGAAGACTGGAAACGTCAGCCAAGCATTGACTATGGCTGGTGTTTCTCGTCGATCAGTGTACAAATTGCGAGAAGCAGATGATGAGTTTCGTCAAGCACTGAGCGATGCTGAGGAAGATGGCGCAGATGAATTGGAAGACATTGCGCGTCAACGTGCCAAGGCAGGAAGCGACGTGCTTTTGATTTTCCTATTGAAGGGATTGCGTCCATGGAAGTATCGAGACAATCATCATGTCGTTAACACCAATGCGCCAATCGATTTCGCAATCGACCTCAGTATCGACGATACGCCACACATCACAGACGTCTCCCCAAAAGGCATTTTGGGCCAGTGATGCAAGGTTTCGTTTGTTTGTTGGAGGAAGAGGATCAGGAAAGACGCGTGCTGGCGCAGTTGAAGCACTGCGTCAGCCAAAAGGCACAACAGGTCTGGTCGTTGCACCTACTTATCCCATGCTTCGTCTTGGCGCCATGGAAACAATTCTGAAACTCACTGCGAAGGCAGGAATTGTGACTGCATGGAATAAAAGCGAAATGGAATTGAAACTTGTGGGGGATCGGCGAATCATTTTTCGCAGTGCAGATAATCCAGACAGATTGCGTGGTGCAAATGCTGGATGGCTGTGGCTTGACGAGGTTGCTATGATGGACGCAGAGATTTGGCCATTAAGCATAGCCACACTGCGAGAATCTCCCGGTAGAGCATGGATGTCAACGACACCAAGAGGCAAAGACTGGGTATACGAATTGTTTTCTGGCAGTCATAATGACTACGCAACGATTCGCAGTAAGACGACAGACAATTTGTTTCTTGACGAAACCTTTGTTTCTACACTGCGACAGTCCATGACATCTGAGATGTATCGTCAGGAAGTAGATGGCGAATTCACTGATCCCATTGGCGCATTGTTTCGTCGAGAATGGCTGCATGTTACAAATGTGCGACCACATGGCGCAAAATGGTTTCGATACTGGGATCTAGCGACGTCTATCAAGCAGTCAGCAGACTACACTGCATCTGTGCGATGTTGTCTCCATGAAGGATGTCTGTACATTGCTGATGGAATCCATATGCGCGCAGAATGGCCAGATGTGCGACGCGTCATGGTTTCTACGATGCGATCTGAGACTGATACGACGCATGGCATTGAGAAAGCCATGAATGGTTTGGCTGCAGTGCAGGAATTGCGACGATTGCCAGAATTGGCATCTATTCCATTTCGAGGCATTGACGTCAAAGGCGATAAGATTCAGCGTGCTATGCCATGGGCAGGAAGAGCAGAGGCAGGTGCAGTGAGAATTGTTGCTGGCGCATGGGTAAGAGATTTTCTCGACGAGACTGTTGCATTTCCCAGTGCGCCACATGATGACTATGTGGATGCAGTATCTGGTGCTGTTGGTATGCTTAGCACACCAAGAATAGAATGGAGTTTCGCCTGATGCCGATTCAATATCCTGCTGGATGGCTTGACACACTCAATCAAAGCGGAAGGCTTTACTCTACTGGCGATGCCTATCGCATGGTGCCAATGTTATATCGCGCAGTCAATCTGCGCGCAGATGCGCTTTCATCTGTGCCATTTCAATTGACGCGCAATGAACAGTCAGTAGAATGGCCATGGCAGATGAATCTTCCTCAGTTGATAAAAGATACTGAGCGCAGTCTTCTCGTCTATGGCGCAGCATACTGGCTTCGTGTCATCAAAGGACGCACACTGACTGGCTTTATCTGTCTTAATCCTGCCAACACCACATGGTTTTTCGACCAAGGCAAAGCAGACATCTATGATCCGTATCGAGGAATGATATGGTCTCAAACAATGAATGGACGTCTGTATGGCCCATGGACAATTGACGACATTGTTTATTTTCGCGAGGCGTCATTTGTGGACGATGTTGGGCCCGGTTTGGCACCATCAGCAGTAGCATTGCAGAATGCGCAATTGTCGCATTACCTGACTGCATTCGCCACAGCATTTTTCCAAGGAGGCGCACAGCCAGTCACAGTGATGAATCTGCCAGAGTATACCGATACTGCTGAAGTAGAGCGCTTCAGTGCAGACATCAATGCCAAGGCAGGAGGAGGCATCATGAATGCCTTTAAATATCTGTTCTTGCGCAGTCCAGATTTAAAAGTTACGCAGTTGACACCAGACATCAACACGATGCAAATGCCAGAATTGTCTGAGCGTACCATTACTGCTGTCTCAGCAACACTAGGTGTTCCTCGCACAATGCTAGAGGCATCAGCAGCAAACTACGCAACAGCAGACAGTGATCGGCAGAGTTTCTGGAGAGAGACCATTGTTCCTCGATTGAATATGTACGAGTCTGTCATTAATTCTCAATTGCTCAATCCATTGAAATATCAATTTCGCTTTGATCCTGAGAAAATGGATGTATTTCAAACTGACGAAGCAGCACGCGCATCGTCTTTCCTGCTGTATGTGCAGGGAGGAATTCCTCCGCGATCTGCTGCGCAATTGCTTGGCATTGACAATCTGGACGAATACTGGCCAGCAGATACTGCACCAGTGCAGACTCCATCTACCACAGAAAATCCTCAGCCGATCACTGAGACTACGCCAGTAACACCAGAGATTATTGAGATTCCTGCTGACGCAACAGCCAAAACTGCAGAATGGGCACTACTCTCAAAAAAAATTGAGCGCAGAATCAAAACTGGACGCGATCCTAAAACATCGTTTGATTCTGCGCTTATTTCATCTCTGGAAATCGCATCAGTGATGTCGCAGTGCTACAAAGGAATGACAGTCTCTGATTTAAGCGAGATAATGCATGCAGTCAAAGCGCCAGTAGACGACCTGACACCAGACGAATTGCGCATCTACAATCGCATCATCAAGGAAATGCGTGCCAAAGGCGAACAATGGGCAAAGGATATCGCCAAGGATGTGAATCCAGAAACATCACTGCGAGAAGTAATCAAGCCAGTGCTTGACAGTGAATTGAACACGACAATGGGAAAACGCATTGATCGTATTGGCACACAGTTTGGAATTCCTATGGATACTGGAGATCAATCGCGATATATCCAAGATTGGCTATCTGACTACACACCAAAGACGACAGACAAGATTGACCAGACCACAGCAGATCGCATCAAGCCAATCATTGAGATGTTTCGCACTACTCCCGGTATGACAATCCAAGACATTGAATTAGCAGTGTTGCCATTAAGCGATCCTATGCGTGCCAAGATGATTGCAATTACTGAAACGACGCGTGCTTCCTCTCAAGCAACGACATCGTATAAAGACTATCTGGCACAGCGAGGAATACAGATGATTCGTGTGTGGAATACGGAGAATGACGAGATTGTCAAAAAATGTCCAATCTGTTATCCGCTTAATGGAAAAACAGAGGATGTTTGGGGCAGTGAATATCCTGATGGCGCACCAGCACACGTCAACTGTCGATGCGACACGTCGCTTAGATTGGTTAAGTAATGGCAACAAACATTACTGTGGAAATCCTTGGACGCATAGGCGAAGCGCAGATTGGCGAATTTATTCGCACAGTCACACTGGGATATGCTGTGTCAATCATTGACGAAATCAATAGCAACAAGCCTTCGCCTCCAGCACAAGGAAGCATGAAATTTAAATCCGAAAAGCAACGACGGTTTGTCATGGCGAATATTAGCAAAGGAAATATTCGTGTGCCATATGTGCGAGGCACAGGATCGGGATTAAATGGAAGCCAAGCACTGAATCGGTCATACAATGTTGATCTTTCTGGAGATGAGGCATTGCTGAAGAGCAGTGCATCGTATGCGCCATATGTTGTTGGAGATCAGCAAGCAGATATACACAAGAATCGATGGATTACCACAGCACAAGCAACGAATACTGTGCAAAGCAATGGCACACTCGACACAATCGTTGCAAAAGCAATGGAGGCATTGAATGGCTGAATCTTTTATTGCGCCACAGTCTGTCGCAGACAATGCGCGCATGGCATTGGATGTGCGAGAGAGTAAGCCAGCATCACAGCAAGGCATGACTGCTGTTGGATTGGCACGCGCAAATCAACTGGCTAATCGACAGCCAGTCAGTTTGGAAACAGTGCAAAGAATGAAGGCTTATTTTGACCGACACGAGATAGATAAGCAGGGATCAACATGGGATGAGAAAGGCAAAGGCTGGCAAGCATGGAATGGATGGGGAGGCGACGAAGGCAGAGTTTGGGCGAATCGTATTTTAATGGAGAACAAAATGACAATCAAAGCATCGCGTCGTCATTCGGAATCAGACATGGAATCACTGCGCATGGCTGCGCATCACACCAAGCAAACCATGAAAGCACTGCGATCTGTTGGCTATGATGGTGTCAAACCAAAGAGCGCAACAAAGGCAGAACACGAATCAATTATTCTCAATGAGCGACAGATTGTCATGTACGACATGTACGAATCAATCGTTGAAGAGTATGGCTCATTTGACCAAGGGATTGGTGCGAATGGCGCACACTATGGTGCAGGTGATCTGAATCCATTTATGGAGGAAGGCATCATGTGTGCATCCTGTGTGTTTTACATGGAAGGCAAATGCGAAATCGTCCAAGGCGATATCGATCCTGAAGGCATCTGCAAATTGTGGATTATCCCAGAGTCTGCTTTGAATCTGATTAATGCAGAAGAGATTCCAGATGAAATGCCAATGGAAGAGATGACCGAAGACGGATTGGCAATGGGCCATGAAGACAAAGACAAAGATGCCATGATGTATATGCATGACGAAGACAAAGACAAAGATGCCATGATGTATATGCATGACGACGACAAAGACGCAGTAAAGACTGCATCTCTTGACGACAATGCGATAATGAATGCAGAAGCAATAAAGCGTTATGTTCGACGATTGCTGGGAGTGAAATGAAATCATCAACACACTCAATCAAAGCCATTGCACCATTCACACTAAGCGGTCTTGGTGTTGTATATGGAGGCGAAGATTTGACTGGTGATCGCTTCAGCAAAGACACGGATTTTGGTGCGACGCGCAGTTTTGTTGGTATGCCAGTATACTATGACCATGCTCTTGGAGGCATCAAATCTCAGATTGGCACAGTCAAGGTTTGGGCACCAAACGACGAAGGCATTGACGTCCAAATTGAATTAGATCGTCGTCACAAGTATGCATCTGACGTCATGAAACTGGCAGAGTCTGGCGCACTAGGTCTCAGCACTGGCGCACTGCCACATCTTGTCGAGCGTGTGAATGGCGAAATCAAAAGATGGGTAGTTGGAGAGATATCTCTCACACCAACACCTGCTGAACCTCGCACTACTACCGAAGTTATGACCAAAGGAATCGCTGTGCGCAATGCGACAGAAGGAATCGGTCTTGACGATACAATCAATCAGACAAACACAAAGGAAACTACACACACCATGGAAAACATCAAAGACGCAGTCAAAGCAGCCATTTCAGAATTGGCCGGCGAACCCGTAGCAGGAGGCACGTTTCATGCACCAGCAGTGAAGGTTTCATTGCCAGCAGCAGTTGAAGTCCAATCGCCTTACGCCAGCAATGAATATCTTGGCGCACACAAGAGTTTTATGCGAGGATCCACTGACGCAACGGTCATGAACACTCTGACCAATGCCAAGAGCGCAGCATCATCTTTCTACAAAACCTTGACCGAAGCGACCAACAATGATGGCGGATTTACTGTTCCTACTACCATCAATCGCACAATCGTTGCAAGGCGAGACGAATTGTCATTCCTTGGTCAGATTGCTTTTACTCGTGTGACGACGGAATCTTGGAAGCACATCATGCCAGCACAATCGACGAAAGCAACACCGGGAATCGTCGCTGAAGGCGTGACTGCCACTGCCTCTGAACCCAATTTGGCAAACTCCAAGACGATTCAACTGTACAAAGATACGCTTGAATTCGCATTGTCTGATGAATTGATGGCAGACACGTCCAGCAATTTGGAAGAGTTTTTGCAAAACGAAATCGCACGCGCAATGGCAGTCAGTGCCAACAACTACATCGTCAATGGCACTGGTAGCAGTCAGCCATACGGTTTGTTGACGCGTGTTACCAACACATTTGCATTCAGTGCAACAGCCATTACGAATGCACAGATTGTTGGTCTTAGCACTGACGTCGCAGGCGAATATCTGACCAATGGGCAGACTGGCTTCATCATGCAAAACTCGACATGGGGCGCATTGAAGACTCTCGACCTGACTAATTACAATCGCATCACTGACACAGTCAACGGTCAACGAACAGTTGAAGGATGGCCAGTCATGCTGTCAGCACAGATTCCAGCAATCGCAACGACCAACAAGAGTATCATCTTCGGCAATTACAATTTCTACGCATTCGTAGAGCGCACCAGTGGTGTCCAGATTGAACGATGGCGCGATGTTCGCAAAGGCTTGACCTACATTGTTGCATCATGGCGATATGGAGGCGATGTAACGCAAATCGAAGCATTCGCTGTTGGCGTACACGCTTAGTTATCTGGGCAGGTGTCAAGGAATCCTTGACACCTGCCCATCATAAGGATTCCCACATGAAAATTCAGATGCTCCATGGAATCGTTTTTCGAGAAGGCAAAATCAATACGCCATACTCTGCTGGAGACATCATTGATGTGACTGAAGCAGAAGCAAAGCAATTGATTGCTGAGGGATCGGCAATAGCATTGGAAGACCAGAATCCCGAAGCCAAGCCAAAGAAGACGACAAAGGTTATTTAAATGGCATACATAAGCACTGCTGATCTCAAATCCTACATGAACATTACTGCATCGTCTGACGATACGCAGTTAGGAAATGCAGTCACACGTGCCCAGGCCATGGTTGATTCTGTAACACATCGCACATTTGAAGCATCAGCAGATACAACACGCACCTATACTCCGCTTCTGCTGAATTATAATGGCGATTTGATGGACAATGACACGATATATCTTAGTGCTGATCTCTTCTCTCTTACTAGCATCACAAATGGAGACGGAAATTCTGTCTCACTCAATGACATCGTTTTACTTCCATCAAATGTAAAACCTGCGTATGGAATAAAAATCAAACGTGGAGTAAATTTGGCATGGAATTATGTCACATCTCCAGAGAATGCGATTTCTGTGACTGGCAAATTCGCATACAGTCAGACTGCTCCAGCAGACGTCGTTGCAGCAACACTGCGAATCGCAGCATACTTGTATCGACAGCGAGAAGGAACACCAGACAGTGATCGCGCAATTCTCAGTGCTGATGGCATGGTATTGGCTGCGCCACAAATACCAAAAGATGTGATGAGCATTCTACGAACATATGTGAGACGATCACTATGAGCAGTCAACTGGTCAACATCGTTGCATCTGTGGCAGGTATGAGTGTGTCTGGTGTGACGACAGTCTACTATGACACGTCGCTCAAAAATGCTGTGGAAATTGCAGATGTACCTGCAAGGATAATCTCTGCTGTTGGTATGCAGTCAAGCCGTACCAAGACGACAACTCTTGGAGGCAATGGACATGTCATGATGACAGAATGGACGATCACTGACGTCGCTCTACTTCGTCCAGCAGGAATGGGAATGGGATTGCGCGATGTGGTCTTGAGTATGGAGACGTATTTGGCTTCATACCATGATGCTGTGCGCACTCTCGTTGCACCAGCATGGCAGGTAATCGATGTGCGATGTCGCGCACAAATCCTCGAATGGCCTCAAGCATCTGGACGTAGTTATGACACGGTCATAGCAACACTGGTAATTTCTGAAATTGTACAATAGGAGACTATCATGGCACAAACCACAGCAGCAATTAATGGTATAGTTTCAACAATTAGCATTAAGATTGCAGCAGGATCGTATGTTGACATTAGTGGAAGCACGCAGTCTGTTGACGTAGCGACAGCAACAATTGCCAACAGCGATAATTACACATTGGACGGATCGGCAGCATTTATTTTGCTAGGCAAATTTGAACCAGTTGATGTCACAGTAAACGTCATGTATACAGAGGTTACTGTATCTGAGGCATATATGCTGGTTAGTGCAGCATTTGCAGCAAAAAGCACAGTACAATTGAAATGGCTTCCTAAAGGCACAGGATCTGGTAATAATACTATCGAGACTAACACGACAGGATTTATTACATCAATTGATTATCCAGCAGTAGACGCAACAAGCGCAGACGCAATCATGGCTTCATTTACTGTCAGATGTCCGGGAATCACATACACTGACGTAGCATAGTAAGGCAAACTGTCGTTGTGGGGAGCGACAGTGTGCCATCCAATTCCCCACATAATTTTTATGGAGCATCCCCACATGCAATACACAATCGACGACAACAAACTTACGATAGGCGATCTCATCAAACTGCAAAGTGCTAAAGATGACATTGCTGTGATGGTATCGGTTTTGCGCAAATGTGTTGAGACTGAGACAGGTACATTTGAAGACATTCCTGCCAAGCATTTTCCAAAGATTGTAAAGGAAGTTTTGGCTTCCTTGAATCCATCAATGGGAAACTAAAATTGGCGCTCATGGCCCATCTTTGGACAGGCGATGTTGCGCCAATGGAATACATTCGTTTGGTCATGTGTCGAGATGTCTATCACTGTACGCCAGCAGAAATTGAGGCAGTGCCATGGCTGACGATACAGCAGGATTTGCTAATGATGAGCGTAGAGCGTACAGTGCGACAGCGACGAGGAAATAAGTAATGGCTGAAGAGACAGTACTGATACGATTCAAATCCGAAGACGATGTGAGTAAGACTACTCAAAAAGTCAATGATGGTCTCGACGATATCAAAACAAATGCTAGCAAAGCAGGATCGTCATTCACTGGCATGGGATCGGTCATGACTGGAGTCTTGCAAGGCATCGGTCAAGGCATCGCAGGATTTGCTCTTCAACTAGGTGGAAAAGCGCTTTCAGCAGTCACAGATTTTGTTAGTGGAAGCATTAAAGAGGCAACTGCTTGGAATTCTGTGTATGCGCAGACTGAAGCAGTAATTAAATCTACTGGCGAAGCAGCAGGATTGACTGCATCAGAAATGGCAGACATGGCTGTTGCTATGAGCGCTTCTTCTGGCGCATCGCTATTCTCTGATGATGCAATTCTTGGTGCGCAGAATGTGCTGGCCACATTTACTAACATCAAAGGCGAAAACTTTGGTAGTGCGACGCAGTCAATCCTTGATATGTCGCAAGCACTGGGCATAGATTTGGATTCTGCAGCGATGCAGGTAGGTAAAGCGCTCAATGATCCTATCGCAGGATTGTCTGCTTTATCTCGATCTGGTGTGCAATTTACTGCTGACCAAGAAGCCATGATTAAAGCCATGGTCGAAGCAGGAAATGTGGCTGGCGCACAAGAAATCATGATGAAGGAATTAAATACTCAGTTTGGAGGCAGTGCATCAGCAGCAGTAGATACCTATGCTGGTAAGCAAATCATACTGCAAGAGAAGTTTGCTGGCATTCAGCAGACTCTTGGAGAGGCACTGATGCCAATCCTCATGGAGTTTGGCACATTCATGTCTGATACTGTTGTGCCAATTTTAGCAGACGTCGTCAATGGCTTTTCAGATTGGACTGCATCCATGAATGAGTCTGGCACTACTGCGAGTATTTTTACATACATCAAAGACGCAATCGCAGCAGTGCCAAGTGTGCTTGCTCAAATGAGCGCAGGTCTTGCAACAGTGCAAGCATTCCTTCAGCCATTGACTGATGCGTTTATGACATGGGCAGGTGTCGTTGTTCCTGCGATTACATCTGCTGGCGAAGCAATCGCGGAATATCTGGGATCGCCAACAGTGCAAGGATACATTACTACTCTAACCACAGTGCTTGGAGCAATGGCAACATTGATACGCGACGTACTGGTTTTGGCATTTACTGCTTCTGCTATAGCATGGACATATCTAAGCGAAGCATTTACTATTGCTTGGCCATACATCAAGATTGTGCTTGACGCATTCTACTCATTGGTAACGATTACTTTTAATACAATCACAGGTGTTTTGACTGCACTCTCACAGTTAGTCAAAGGCGATTTCACTGGCGCATGGACGACATTAAAGACAACACTCGACACGACGATTAAGGACATTACAGGTTTCTTCACTACACTCGATACGAAAGTAAAAGTAGTGCTAAAAGATTTGATGGGTAAATTTACTGAAGTAGGTACCAACATTTCGACAGGTATCGCAAACGGAATCACTGACGCAGCAGGAAAGATTGCAGACGCAGCACGTACAGCAGCGAGTGATGCATATGAATCCGCAAAGAAGTTTCTTGGTCTGGCTTCTCCATCAAAACTTATGCGCGATCAGGTAGGCATTAACTTCTCTAAAGGAATGGCTTTAGGTATTCTTGACGGAATTCCTGAAGTTAATAGTGCAGCACGCGAAATTGCATCGTCTGGCGCATCAACAGCATTATCGAGAGTAAACAACATCACACTGAATGCCAATTATAATAATGTTCAGAGTGAATCATCACTGATTAATGATGCTCGTGCTTGGATGATGACATTGGGAGTAGAGTAGATGAGTAATGAAATAACTTTCACACGTGGCACAAATACATATCAGTTTAATGCTTTAAATGCTGGCCCAAATGGCATAACAATATATCTGACTGGTGCCATTAATTGGGGAATTGCACCAGTCACACGAATCACACAGAGAGGCCCATTTCAGGATGGAGATACTGACATTGATTATCGATTGAATCCTCGTATTATCAATTTACCAATCGTTATTCCTTGCTCATCATATGATACGTATGCTGATGCGAGAGTGTTGATAAACAGATTATTTGCGCCGGGAAATGACACATCAACATTACGTCAAAAAATTGAAATTGGTCGTTTATATGCATTAGACCAAAGTATTGACGTCAAAATATCTGGTGCAGTAATGGATTCAACACCAACAGATTCTAATTTGCGCGCAGTAATACAATTACGAGCGGATGATCCGACATGGTACAAATCAACACAGGATGTTGCACAACTAACACAGACTCAATTTGGCACTCCGACACCATATCCAAAACCATATCCAGTGCCATATGGTGCAGCATCAGTCAATAATATTTTAGCCATTGGATATAGTGGATCGGTCGTTGCGTATCCAATTTTGCAGTGTATTGGCCCATTGACTAATTTAGTCATTGCAGACGGATCAGGTAGAATAATTTCTTTTACGGATACAATTCCTGCTTTAAACACATGGACAGTTGATCTGCGATATGGAAGGAAAACAATCACAGACCAAAATGGTGTCAACAAGTTTTCTTCGTTAAGCATCACAAGCGATATCGTCAATTTTGGTATCTATCCTGATCCTGTATTTACTGCTGGTGTGCAAACATTTTCAGTCAGTGCAACAGCAACAACAAACGATTCTATAGTCAACATGTTTTGGTATGAGCGATACGTAGGTATCTAAGGGAGTAGAGCAATGGCTGAGCAATCAATCGGAATGGCAACAGGTGTCGGAATCGCTTTTGGTGATGGAAATGGTACTGGATACGATTCCACAAGACTGACCGCAATGGAAACCAAAACTTTGAGTAATGGCGTGCTACAGACTGGATCTTTGCTGGCTATGACTGGCACTGGCACTGGCACGCTTAACATCGCTTCTGGCGCAGCCATTGTTTCAGGATATTTCTATGAAAACACCACATCTGCAGCCATAGTAATATCATCACTGGCAAATGCTACGTATACTGTGGCAGTTTTCGTTAATGCTACAGCAGGAGCATTGACTGTGTCGAGAAGCGTATCTGGTACAACAGTAACAACATATGCTGTACGTCTGGTCGTTGCTACATCAGGACAATTAAGCGGTCAGACATATCTTACATTAGGTACTATTACAGTTAGTGGAGCAAGTATTACTGCAATCAGTACTGATCTTGCAAGATACGGAACAACGACGCAGATACCATACCAATCCTACGCAACGATGAGCGGAGGCATTGCGACGCTAACATCGGCAAATACTCAATATGAATTGTCGAGTTTCGGCACTCCGGTGACATCTGGCGAAGGATTAATTGTTCCTGATGCTGTTTCTAATAATATGACGGTAAAGCGGTCAGGTGTTTATTCAATTTCTACATTCGTAACATTTACATCAGGTACAACAGGTAGTCGTCGTGTGTCAATATATGTGAATGGAACAGCGGTTTCAGCAACAACATCCACAGCACCGGGAATTGCAACACATTTTATTACACAATCGGCAATACATGTATTGACTGCGGCCGACGTCATTACTATCAGTCTACTTTCATCCATCGCTTCGCAATCTGTATCGGCCGGCGTGTTTACCGTGGCAAGAATTTAACCATGCCGACACAAGCAACATTTACTCTGTATGAAGCAGACGGAACGCCAATAGGTCTTATGAATCCTCTGTCATTCTCTGTTGCTCATCAGGTCAATTCTCCGTCTGTGCTTGTGCTTACTATTGATTTGCGCACTGATCTTGCTGACCAGATTGTGATTGAGTCTCTGGTGCGAATGGTTCGCAGTAATGCTGCGTCTGGCATGAATGCATACGAAGAGATTATTGGTGCAGTGCGCAAGATGAGACGCATGTATGGTGTCAATCCCATGATGGAGATTATCGTCGTAGATGCCACACGCATCTTACAAGATCGCATCGTCGCATGGTATCCAAACTTACAAGGCGTTTCTTGTTTTATGCCATCAATCTATTCAACTGCGTCGTCGATCATGACACAATTGTGGAATTACAATGTTGGTACTAACGCCAACGGAGCGCCTCCATACTTGACCGCTGACCTAAGCCGTCGATATAGTACGACTTTATCTCGATGGACCGACGGACGATTGACCGGAGCGGTCAACGTTACTGACCTTGGACTGGGCACCGGCTTCGCTTTGGCTTGCTCAGGCGAAAATGTTTTGATTACCATGCAGAAGATTGCTGATGTTGCATCAATCGATTTTGAAGTAAGATTCGATATTTCAGCAATGTCTTATACGCTCTTCTATGCAAACACGCTTGGTGCAGACAGAACAGCGACAGTGCGCATGACACAAGCAAATGGCACGATAGGTAATTTCGAATATTCTACAGATGCCATGACATCGCCAACATACATTATAGCGACAGGAAAAGGCAAAGATAAAGCAATGTTGCGTGGTGCATTTCCTGCCTCTGCACCTACCAGCACAGCACTGCGAGAAGTATTGATAAAGGGAGGCGATAGCGAAACTGTTGCACATCTTACTGCACTGGCCAAACGTCGATATAGACAGGAACAGCGAAAGATAAACCTGTATACCATCGAGGTTTTGCAGTCTTCAATTCTGCAGTATGGCAGAGATTACTTCCTAGGCGATCTGGTAACAGTCAGCCCAGACTCAGTCAATAGTTTCACTCGTAAAATCTTTGGCGTGTCTCTGAGTGCTGATTCAAATGGCAATCAAGATGTGCAAATTGAATTAGCCAATCCGTAACAGCACAGTATTACAGAAAGGCGATTATGCCATCTACATCCACTAACACAGCAGCAATGGTCAATGGTCGTCTCGTACAATTAGAGCGTGGCGATAACATGGTTTATATCACACTCACTCGTACGTCGTCTCTGAGCATAACGACAGCAGGTGTGACTGTGACATGGCAAAACCTCATTGACGCAGGATGCGCAGTCTCTTGGTCTGGATCTACGATAACAGTGCCAGTATCTGGCTATTATTCATTAACTTTCAATGGGAAGATGTCTACAAGAGATGCTGTTGTTGGGGATATTCTTGTGAATGGTGTTGAGGTTTGCACAATGGGAAGCGGAGACGGAAAAGACACAAAATTCAGACTCACTGCAACACGGTTTTTCAAAGTAGACGATGCAATACAACTAAGACTGCAAACAGCCACTGGCACGCATACACTACAGGTAACGACAGAAGACAGTGCTGGCGAATCGCCAATTATCAATTTGGTGTTGCTATGATTTATCGAATTTTCAATCCAGAGACAATTACATTTGAGTTTTGGGATGAGTATGGCGAACAGTATGCATCAGTGCCAGACCATGAAACCGTCAGTGATCGGCCATACACTGAGTCTGAAGCGCTCAATGCATTGCGTATTGTGCGTAATCGTAAATTGGTAGACTGCGATTATACGCAATTGCCAGATGTCGGCTTGGATGCAGTCATGGTAGAGGAATGGCGTGTTTATCGACAAGCACTGCGAGACATTACTGATGCTCTTGTATGGAATGAAACCACATGGCCAGAAAAGCCAGTATAATGACTGTATCACTGTGGTGTCCTATTCTTGGCAGAACGCATCACAGTGATATAATCAAACCTATCGACGCAGTGCCTTTCCTGCGACGGTCATCTGCACTAAAGCCATGCATCACAGCATGGCTTTAGTGTATAATTTTGTTATTCCTAGGATGTCTAGGTACTATGTTCATACGATTACACAAATCCCTTCGCACCACTATGCGAAGGGATTCGTGTCTGCCTTTTCATCGCCAGAAGCGATTATCTCGAGATTCATACATCTGGTCGTTTCGGATCGTCATCCAGCAGTGTGGACTGTCGGTCAAAAATACATTTAGTGACCAATACCATCCATGCAAAGTATAGCATGAAAACTCGTTGCAAATTGGTAGCAAATCCTATTGACACACACTATGATATGTTATATTATTACATTAGTCAGATGACTGAAGATACAGAAAGGCAATGACCATGCGAGACAACAAGACAGCAGAAATGGGATTGGCAATGACCATGCGAGACAACAACACATTACTTATGATTGAAGAAGTCCAAGCAAGAGAAATGGGAAATGACCAAATCCGACAACATTTCATGATTTGGAGTGTTCGTGCCAGTCAAGCATACGGTCATTGGACTGCTGGCATGCTGGCCATCTACACAGCAGAGTATATCGCACGTGGTCTGAATAAGTAATCAAACCACACATGATGCCAGCACATTGCTGGCATCACACAGAAAGGAAACGACCATGAGTGTTCTGACTGATTTGCGCAGACCGATCACAGAGAGAATCTCGCTGTCGATCTGTCGCACAGACAATGACCGTGTTCTTTACACACACGATTTGTACGTCGCAATTGACAGAGAGTTTGCAAAGCGCATTGTTGGCATGCTGGACTATGCTGACATTGAGTATGGCACACGTACGTATGCTGTACTGCGTAGCGATCATGGACTGCTGATAAATCCTGCTGGAGGATATTGGCATGCAACAACACGCGAAGCACGTCGATAGGCAACAACACATGGCGCCAGCACAGTGCTGGCGCCATACACAACACACGATCCGATCGATATGATATGTTATTTAATAAGGGAGAAACTCCATGACTGAACAGAAAGGAAAAATAATGCATCTCGAATTTTTTGACTGGCTAAAGCGCATGGGCCTTGGAGGATATATCCTCAAATTTACATCAGAAGAGCGCAATACACAGATGACTGTTCTACAGCATGATCTGTTTCGCGATTTCCAGACCTATCGCTTCATCATTCGTCGTCGAGATGTTGGCGCAGTGTACATCACTGCAGACTGTGGCTGTGTATATCTGATTGAGCGAGATGAAGACTACGTCAATCGCGTCTGCGATGCGCATTTTATGCTGAGCATACTGGAGGAAGCACGTGTCGAAACACAATACAATACCAAAGATTGATACTGATTTAAAACATGTCAGTCATGAAATCGAAGAGATACGCAGCAAACTTGCTGCGTATCTTTCCCAGAAGCAAGAAGAAAGATACATTGATTTGATGTTTCTGCAAGCCAAACTATCGCGTGTCATTGAGCAACGAAACAAAGAACATATGGAGAAATCATGACTGCACCAAAAATCATCTGGCGATGCACTGGCTTGTCATGGCGTACTAGCATAGACACAACACATCGAACATACTCTGCGCGTATCGCAATGGGCATGGATGGTCTGTGGATTGGTAAACTAGAATCATCTGGAGGAAGGAAGACGTCAGCAATTTCGACCTATCAAGGGAAATCGTTGACTGATGTCCAGTCCATGATCGACGAAGTTTTATTAGCAAGATTAGTGAGGAAGCAGTGATTCTACGAGATGATTTGAGATATACAGACGATGTCATAGCCACACTGCAAAGCCATAATCCAGCATGGTACATCGCACAAGCCATAGGAATACCAATAGAAGACGTCTCATATCACTATGAAGAGATTCGTGGAATATCGCATACTGGCACAGTGCTGGCACTGCCAATTACTGAAGACGACGATGCAAAGGATTTCCCTACGGATCACTCATGGTATGCATCTCGCACAAGAGCGCAGATTGCCAGAGAATTGTGTCAGCCATTAAAGATCGTCAATCAGTATGTTCGTAATCGATGCATTGAAACCATACGCAATTATGGGCCAAAACCTGCATCGTCATATCCGACAAATCCAGCATGGTACGCAGTCAGAACAACAAACATGGCTGCAGAGGAATTGTGTGTGACAGCAGATGCTTTGCGCAGACATATGACAAAGCATGGCTTCGCTACAAAAAACCTCAAGAAACGATATCCATGGCCAAGAGATGTTCGATGGTACGCAGACAAGAATGCACATGAAATCTCTGATGCACTCAATATACCTATTGATTCAGTAAGGCATCATGTTTGTGTGCATCGTCTTAAAATCAAACCGTCTAAAGCAAAGTATGCTTGGTCAACAGATCCAGCATGGTATGCACAGCGAACAATAAAGCAGATCAGACAAGAGACTGGCGAAAGAGACAGCACAATTCGCGCACACATCTGGAGACATAAACTGCCATACAGACGCAAATTCCAAACTAGAAAACTCATGTCAAATTGGATGTAAATATGCTTGACATACACTATAACATGTTATATAATTACATCAGTAACTTGACGAATGACGAAAGGCAACGACCATGATGACCAACAGCAACATCGAGATGACCAACACTGACTGCCCAGTTTGTGGCGCATTGATTGGCGAATGCGACGGTTTCTGCACAGCACTGCCAAACGAATTGGATGATTGCGCAGTCTGTGGCGCATCGATTGGCGAGTGTGACGGTTTCTGCGATGCACTGCCAAACGAATTGGACGACGCATCGGAATTCTAAGACTGGTACTAAGCGCCAGATGAGCGCAGTACATAAGAAAGGCAACAATCATGATGAAACGCATCACACAAGAGCAAGCAGAGGAAATGCGGTTGACGGTTTCTGGCAGAAGCGCATCCTATGTGGAGTTTGCCAGACAGGTCGCGTTTGTGGTAGGCGATGAAATCGCATACGACATCTACACTCAAGAATTGCATCGTCGCATCGACGCAGAGTGTGGCACCTACGACATCAAACCTCTGGACGCGATTCCAACATGGGAAGAAGTAAATCCCGGTCTCTAGGCAACAACACATGGCGCCAGCACAGTGCTGGCGCCATACACAACACACGATCCGATCGATATGATATGTTATTTAATAAGGGAGAAACTCCATGACTGATTTTGAACGCGATCTGCAGGAAATCCAGTATAGCCATGAGCGAGAAGAGACTGGCGATGGCATTCCTCGCATTAGTTGGCTGTCGACGACCAAGACTCGTGGTGTTGTTGGAAAATTCTATGCAAGAGCATCCCAGATTTCTAATCTGCAAACACCATGGGAAAACTCATTCATTTTTGACGACGAGGAAGGATTCACTGCATCCTCGCTGCGCATCGTCGTCATTCGCACACGCACACAAGCCTACACTGAGGAAACGACCAATGGCATTCGCACCAAGACATGGCATACGTCTTGGAAGCCAAATGTCAACATGCGTCTGTACACAGAGATTCTCTGCTTCATGGAAGGATTCGACGATGTCGTCGTCTGGCCAGTGAAAGGCTTGGTAGGTCGTGGTGTGACTGCGACCAAAGGCGAATCCATCTTCAGTGCTATGAAGGAAATCGCTAGCGAAGCCAAGAAGACTGCGAAGCGAGACATCCCAGCATTTATGTTTTGGACACCAATCGTCCAGCCATTGGATCGCAAAGGCAAAGTAATCGTCACAGATACTGGCTATGGATCTGGTGTGGTTATCCCACAAATCGGATTCGATGTGGCCAAGATTGACCGCGATCTGTGCGCATCGCTCTATGTTGGAAAAGACATGATGTCCAAAGCACAGACTGCCTTTGAGGAATATCGAGACTGGTCAAAAGAGATGCGAAGCAATGAAGACATTCCTGCTGAGCAAGCATCTACTGAGACCACACGAAACATTCCAACAGAGTATGATGAGGATTCTCGACCATTCTAGGTCGCTATTGAGAAGCGCAGTACATCTCACTGCGCTTCTCATTGGAGGTTTTTATGCAATTTGGAAGCGTTTGTTCTGGCATAGAGGCAGCATCTGTCGCATTCAATGCTCTTGGATGGAAGGCAGCATGGCTGAGTGAAATTGACGCATTTCCGTCTGCTTTACTCAGTCATCACTATCCAGATGTGCCAAACCTTGGAGACATGGCATTACTGCCTGATCTGATACGCAATGGCACTGTGACTGCACCAGACATCCTGTGTGGAGGAACACCATGCCAAGCATTCAGCATGGCAGGAAACCGTCAGAGTCTTGACGACAATCGCGGAAATCTTTCGCTTATATTCTGTGAGATAGCCAATGCAATCGACGATGTTCGACAACGATCTGGACGACAGCCAGCAATCATCATTTGGGAAAACGTGCCGGGTGTCCTCAGCACGCATGATAATGCCTTCGGTCATTTTCTCGCAAGCATTGCTGGCGAATCGGAAGCATTGGTCGCGCCAAGGAACAAATGGCCAAACGCAGGTATTATCATTGGACCGAAAAGGAATGTCGTCTGGCGAATTCTTGATGCTCAATACTTCGGATTGGCCCAACGACGCAAGCGTGTGTTTGTTGTCAGCAGTGCTAGAGACGACATTGATATCGGAAACATACTCTTTGAATTCGAATCAGTGCAGGTCAATCATCAGCCGATCAGAGAAACACGGAAAGCCAATTCCTCCAGCACTGAAAACAGCATTGGAAGCCAAAGCCAATCAGGAATAACATACAGTATCTCTGGCAATGGTGTGCATACTGGCACGAATGGAAATCCTTCTGGCTATTATGAAGAGATTTCGCCAGCAATCACAGAGAATCATCATGCGTCGATTGCCACAGAAATCACTGCTCTTGCATTTAAGGTGCGAGGCAAAGGAACATACACTGGAGAGAATGGAGGCAGAATCGTCAACACGCAAATCTTTGGAGGCCATGGCATGATCTCCACAGAAGAGAAAACCTTTACCATAGCATCTACGCAAGACCAGTACATTGCGTATACCATGCGCGAAGATGCAATCGCAAAGACGTTTTCTATCAAGGAAACTGATGTGGCTTTGACATTACAAGCAACACAGCCAACAATAAACAGCCATCATGCGCAGATGTTTATTCAACAGCCAACAGTTTGGCAACACATTGGCTTCGATCCCATGCGTGTCCAGACTGAAGACATCAGTCCAGCATTGTCGTCGCACATGGGCACTGGAGGAAACAATGTGCCATTTGTCAACATACGTCGATTGACACCAAGAGAGTGTGAGAGACTGCAAGGATTCCCAGATGATTACACACTGATCCCTTACAAAGGGAAAATGGCATCTGATGCGCCAAGATACAAAGCATTAGGAAACTCATGGCCTGTTCCTGTTGTTCGATGGATTGGCAAGCGGATTATGGAGATAGTGAAATGACTGAGCAGAAGAAACGACGTCGATTGACACCAGAAGCCACATATATTACTTTGCGTCTGCCAGTGAGCATCGCAGAAACGCTCTATGCCTTGGCTGACGCAAAACGAACAACACGAAACAGATTAATCAGCAATATCCTGCATGATTTTGTTGAAGCGGAAAAACCTGCTGATGTATCTCAAATAAAGGAATAGGTAAAATGATGAATGACCTGACCAAAACCATGGAAGCACTGCGCGTCGCATTGTACGATTTTCGAGAATTGCAGAGTGAAATTGATGCACTGACAGCAATGTCAGACACAGCACGCGGAATTATCAAAGAATTGGTCGCTGAAGCCGGAGGCAAAGTTTCTATCAAAGGCCTTGCATCTGCCAGCATCGTGCCAGCATCAACATCGCATAGTTATGACACGAAAATGATTGACGAAATCATCTTGCATGCCATTGCTGATGGCGATGTACAGACTGCGAATGCAATCACTGCAGCACGCAAGGAAACCACACGACGCGAGACTCTGCGTATCGTACAAGAGAAGAGCGTATGAACATTGACGACCTAAAATCCCAGCCAAGATGGGTATGCTACACAGCAAAGAAGATTCCAGTAGATGCGAAATCTGGACGCAATGCGTCGTCCACAGATTCCTCGACATGGGCATCCTATGTGGAAGCAGAGAAGGCAGTAGGCAAATACAACACTGTTGGTGTTGGCTTTGTGCTGACTGGAGACGGAATTGTTGGCATCGATTTGGATGCATGCTTTACCACAATGTCTGACGGATCGGTCAAGCCATCAGCCATTGCTCGACAAGCACTGTACCTGACTGAATCCTACTCAGAGATATCGCCAAGCGGAAAAGGTTTGCACATCATTGGTACAGCAAAGATTCCTGAGGGATCGCGTCTGAAAGGACGCACTGCTGGAGGCGATAAAGTAGAAATCTACGAGACTGCCAGATATTTTACATTCACTGAAAACATGACCGATGGTGCCAGTGAGGAATTGCGAGATATCCAAGATGCTGTTGACTGGCTTGTTGACGAATTAACAGATGCACATTCTGCAGCCAAACCTTTGCCAAATGTTGAATCCAGTAATGCTGACTATCCAGACGCATGGATAAAGGCAGTCATGCAACGACGAATCGACGCAGGAATGCGCATGGTCGCAGAAGCGCTCGAAGGCGATAGGCATGAATCTCGCATTCGCGCAGGTAGACTGCTTGGAGGATATCTGGCAGGTGCAGAGTCTGTTGGCTATCATCACATTAGTGATGAACAAATCGTTGACATCCTCTATGGCGCACAGATTCCTCGCACTGGCGCACAGCGACAAGAGCGCAAAGCAATCGTCGATGGCATCGCCTATGGTCGTCGCGCACCATTGTCAATTCCTAGGCCTCCAGAGAAACAGGTAGCAGTCAAAGCATCCTCAGCAATGCCTCAAACTGGCACTCAGACAGACGAAAACTCCATAAGCGATACTGCGTACCACTATACAGATGTTGGCAATGGAAAACGTCTTGTCGATGCGACACGAGAGAAACTGCGATACGTGCCAGAATGGAAAACTTGGCTTGTATGGAATGGTCAAAGATGGGAGCATACTGACGTCCATGCAGTCAAACGTCTCGCTCATGCAGTAGTGCTTGACATGTACAAAGAAGCAGGTGGATCGCTAGCCATTAATGCTGAATTGGCAAAATGGGCACTCAAGAGCGAAGCATCGTCTCGCATCGAAGGAATGATTGCAGAAGCACAGCCATATCTCGTTGCCAAGCCAGCAGAATTCGATTCCTCTCCATGGCTATTCAACTGCGCCAATTGCGTCGTCGATCTGCGCACCATGTCAGTCATCAAGCACGATCCCACACTCATGCTGACAAAGATGGTCAATATTCCATACATAGAGAAACCGATGTCAGCCAAATGGCAGACATTCCTGCGCACAATATTCCGGAATGACAGCGATCTCATTGACTATGTCCAGAAGGCAGTAGGATATACCATGACTGGCAGCACAGATGAACACTGCCTTTTCTTCTGCTATGGCAATGGTGCCAATGGTAAATCCTCATTCATGAAAGCGCTTAGCATCATTTCTGGAGACTATGGAACAACATCGTCCATAGAAGCATTGCTTGACCATCGACAAGATGGGGAAGGCGCAACACCTATGATTGCAGCATTGGTAGGCAAACGATTCGCCATGGCCTCAGAGATGCCAGAAGGCAGGAAACTCAATGAGTCTCGTGTCAAAGACATCACTGGAGGCGATGCCATCACTGCGCGCACACTCTATGGAAAACCTTTC